TTATCATATGGTTTTGGTGAACCAAATGTAAAATCAGCCGTTTTTTCTTCCCCACTAATTACACTTACACTTTTTTTGAAAAGATATAAAACAGGCTCATCTGTTGTTTCATTTATTTGATAAACCGATATTTCCGTTGGGTCAAATGATGATGAAAAAGCAAAATCTACTTTTCTAGTGGTATTAAAAACAACATTTGCATTTTGTGTAGATGAAACCTGCATACCCTCTTTTATTTTTAGGGCGTAATCTAAATCAGGTCTAACATTGTTTCCCGTACCAATGGCTGGGATTAATTGATATACTATTAAATTAGTTGTGGCGGGTGAATATAATTTTGGTTTATATCCAAGCGATTGAGCTAATTCAAATAAATTCGTAGTTTCTTTGGCCTGTGTAACAATTGATTCTCTCAATTGAACATCGGTGTAGTATGATAAAACATCCCCAACATACGATGCCATCTCCATAAACATCATACCAGGAGATGATTCATTAAAATCATTATAGGTATTTGGGTAGTATTGCTTAGCAAAGTCTACGAGGTTTTTCCTAAACTCGGAAAAATCCCTACCTATTAAGCTAACTTCTTTTTTTGAATCATTTAACATTTAATACTCCTACGCTATTGATAATTCACCTTGACTATCAACTTCTAAAATTATTGTTTGGTTAGAACCTTGTTCAGTTACTTTGAATGAAACTTTTATACTTACTTTATTAAAATCCGGTTCAGAATTAACTTCTACCTTTTGTAATAAAATGTAAGGTAGCCAAAAATTAATATCCTCCGATAAAGATTCTTCTAAATTGGAATCTAATTCACTATCCATATTTTCAAAAAGAAGTGAATATATATCCGAACCAAAAAGTGGTTGGAATACTCTCTCACCTTTTCTGGTTAGTAAAAGATTTTTCAAATTGGAAACTGCTTGCTCTTCAGTCGTATAACTAAGTTTAAATATAGGACTGCCACCCAATGGTAGCATTACACCAACTGCTTTATTTGGTTTTAAATCAATCGGATTATACCTATATTCTATTCTGTTAGCCACTTATCATCCTCTTTTTTTATTGTTTATAGCCTGCATCAGTTGAGAATAATCTTTGGTTAAAGCATTTACAACCGCCTCACCATGTGGTGTTTGTGATAATCTATCCATTGATATCGCATTACCATCAACATCTTGTACTACACTATTTGCAGTATTCATAGTATTGTTCATAGAACCAAATCCCTGTGCCATATCCGATGTAAACGAATGACCACCATTAATATCTCTCCACTCACCACTTTGATAAGTTTCATTCAATACAGATGATAATACAGAATTACCCCCAAATAATTTATTTTGTTTTGGTTTTTGTTTTGTTTCAAAGAGGTGTTCAACATCCAAAGGGTCTTTTTCTACAAAAGATGTTTTTGTAATATGAGTTCCCCTTTTCAATTCTTTTAAGATAGATTCTTTCAACTGCTTTCTTTCTAAAGCAAGTTGTTTTTTAACTTCACTTTCAATAATGAGTTTTATTGCCTGAATTAATTTTGCTGTGTTCATAATAATAAATATAATTTTTTATAATAATTAGTTATCCTATACCTTGTTTAAGTTTTAGTAATATACTAGCAATTTGTGGATGAGCGGTTGTTGCATTTCCTACTACTGGGAAAGTTCCCCTAGCTAATGTTTCTATCGCTGATATAATTAAATTAATTGTAGTGGTGTATTCCGATGTAGATATTGCTATATCTTTTTTTGACGATATAATTATATTATCTTTTTTACTATTAAAAATTAATCTATCGGAATTTATTATAACTTGCGGATTTGAAAATTGAGATATATTAGAAACTGATGTTCTATTTGATGGTGTAATCCCAACTTTTTGATTAGAAGTCATCCAAATAGATGAATCATCTTTATTTATATCCTCCAAAACAAATTTATCGTAACCCTTTTTATTACTTTCGTTTTGAGTATTCCTTAAAATTGTTATTGGTTTATTTGGATTTGAAGATTGCCATGTTGGTAATCTTTGTGCATCACTTTCATTTGGTGTGTATCCAAAACGAATGGATTGACCAAATCTACCTTCAAATATAGTATCACCTATGTAGGGTTGTAATTGTGATAAATTACTAATTTCAGAAAACCCTTTACCAAAATTTTGATTATTATCTTCTACCGAAGAATTGTTTGGTATTGTTTGGGATGTATATGTAGTAGCATTAAAAGATTGTGCAGTATTTACAATAGATTTTGGTAATGGGTTATTATTTATAGCTCTTTGTAAAAAAGTTGGCGACATATAATAATAGTCATATCCACCAGAAAGAGGGCCCGATGTTGCCCCCATACCATTTATTAAATAAACTTGTTCTCCAATAATTGGAACTGATTTGATATAAGGATTTAATGGATATGCAAATTCAGTTGAGGCGTTACCAAAAGACCTTTTAATAGAAACCCTTATTTTGTAAATATCATTTGGATTTCCATCTTTCAAAAAAACTTCAGTTACTTCACCAAGCATTATTCATCCTCATCCTTTTTCAGAGATTCTATTTTAGAATCAATATCATCTTTTGCTTCCAATAACTGGCGCTTTTCTTCTTCAGATAATAAGAGTCCACCATCACCATCTGCTTTATCTAAAAGTTTTTGAGCTATTGCAGCCATTCTAACCAATTGGTCATCGTTCTTTACCGAAACTTCTAAATATTCTTTAATAAGTGGAACAACAACTGAAGCATCATTTAGGTTTTTAACCAATGGTTCTAACTGAGCAATCAGTAATTTAATCTGTCTATCTTTTTTACGGGAATTATCGTAAATATCTTTTAATAAAGATGAAAACGATGTTCCTTTAAATATATCATCATCCTTTGTCATAATACCTTTCTACATTGTGATTTAATTTAAGAATACCCTTTTTTGAATAATCCGTATTTAATTCCACAAAAATTATTTTCATTTTACCTATAACCCTTGTAATATATTGCGTACTTACTCCTGTCCTATCTCTTATAAGTATGTAAAGAGCCTTTTTGTTGTATGAGTATAAATCTCTTCTATTTCTAAATAACTCATTTACCGAATCAGCTATCTTTCTATCTCTATCCTTTATAAAGATTTTATCTAAATTACAATCAATATATTCGGTATAAAAATCCATAAAATCTGATTTTTCTTCCAATAACTCATACCCAGCCACCTCATTGGGAACATTTCTTCCAATATCAACAGAATCCAATTTTTCATGTATTTTCATCTTTGAATAATTGGCGTTGTTTTCATTAAATAAAAAATTACGCGCTATGACTGTAAAGTAAGAAAATGCTTTTCCTTTTTCACCTTTAAACTTATGCATTTTTTCATTTAAAAACGCAACTACAGATGCTTTGGTATCTTCATACCCATCATCAAAATAATAAGTTTTATAGGTGTGTATTACATTCTCTGCCAATTTATCAAATGGGTATTCTATAAATCTGTTATAGATTTTATTTTTTAAACTTTGATTATCACAATTATTAAAAGCGTTTATTGCAATTTCAGTTATATTTGTAAAATATCTTTTACTTTGCGGATTCTTCCGTTTTCTCGCCATAATACATATCCAATTCTTCTATTATACTATACATTTCTCTAAATACATAACCCGTCTCATCATTTGCTTCAAACGAACCAATTTTATCTATTGATTTCATTCGTTCCATAGCATTCTGAATCTTCTCATCCATAAATTGGATTACCTTTTGTGATTCATCGTATTGCTTTTCCATCTCATCAAAATTATCATCTGCCGTTTCTAATTTCCTTAAAAGATTCCAAACAAAAAACCCTAACCCAATATCGGTTAAAAGTAATAAAATTAAAATTGTAACCATACTATCAATCCTCCATTATATCTTTAAATGCGTCAAACACCAAATCTACTTTTGGTTTATCCTCTTCAGATTTACCATTCATTATTTTTTCAAATTTGGATAAATTTTTACCTGGTGTTTGAATAGTACCTCTAGTTCCTTTTAGTTTTTTACCATCATTAACCCACCTATTATATTCATATTTTGAAGCCATAAAATCGGCCTGATGTAGAATATGGGGTAAAAATGTTTTTAATTGATTTTCAGGATTAAAACTTTTATAATAACTTTCAGTTGAAGAGTCATACAAACCATCAGTCAATCTAATAGCAAGATATTCTTCCTCACTACAACTTACTCCAAAGTGATTTAACAAAAAGAATGTTCTATCGTGAATTTCCATCCAATGTAAATTTGGGTTTGATTTATAAATCTTTCCCTGATTTTTTACATGCCACTCAGAATCATTTTTTTTATACCAATCATCATTAACCGAACCAACCTTACCCAAATCGTGATGAAGGGCTGAAAATATAATTGATTCTCTTGTAATATCCTCAGTAACCATATCCAACTCTTTCCATAAATCAAACACTTTTAATGCGTTTCTCGTTACTCTTAAAATATGGTCAATATAACCACCAGGAAAAGCATTGTGAAAATGCTCAAATGATGAAGCAGGTGTATAGATAATCCTTTCTTCTAAATGGTCATACATTTTGTTTAGGGCATCCAATCGGTCACCACTAAACTCCTGATTAATAAGTTTTCTAAACTTTTTGTAATTTTCCAGCAATTCGTCTGGAGTAAAAAAATCAAAATACATAATTAAATAATTTTATCAATGATACCCAATTCTAATGCTTCTTTGGATGATAGGAACAGGTCCGATTGTTGGTTTGATGTCCACCACTCTTTTGGTTTTTTTGTAAATTCTGCCATTAAAGAATTACATTCATCCTCTAATTGGTCTGCAAACTTTGCGTTAGATTTTACATCACTCAATTTACCTGCTGCGAAAGTAGATAATTGGTGAACCATAATTTTTGAGTGCTTTGATGCAACTCTAACCCCTGTACCAGATGCCAATAAGAGAGCAGCGGCTGACATTGCAATACCTCTACACACAATATTAAATTTAATTTCAGTATGGGTTCTAATATAATCAATAATACCCAAACATTCCATTACATCACCTCCACCGGAGTTAAGTAGTATTGTAATCACATCCGTATTAGGGTTTATTTTTTTAAGTAAACGTGTTTTAGCAATAAATTCTGCTAACAACCCAATTTGAATTTCATCGTTGATTACAATAATATTATCACTAATATCAATACCATAATCAAACTCCCTAAAATATTGTTTATAAGGGTCATCTTCACTATTCTCTTTCGTGTTGATATAATTTACATTTTTTACTGTTTGGTCGCTGACCGAATATAGTTCATCCATTTTTATTTAATTTAGTTTAAATTTATTACAATATACGAAAAAAATGATAATATTCCAAATTTTATCGCTTATATCTATCTGCTCCAGTTACTTTATATGAGTGTAATGGTGGTGTTGGGTTGGGGTTGGCATTTTCATTGTATAGATTAACACCTTCCTCAGTTGTTGGTTCAAATACCACATCCGGCTTTTCTTCAATCGGAGTTTTAATTTTAGATTCAATCTCTCCTACAACATCTTCTTTTTTTTCAATAAATTTTAAATCTTCATCGTTTTCTGAAATAGTTTTTTGGATATTTTCTTTTAATTCTTTTACAAGTTTATTTAAAGCAATAACCATTGCGATTGCAAGTGGGTCGAATACCAATACAATTAATAAGGTAAACCAATTTACAATTTTATCCATACCCCACCCAGTTAATTTATCCAAATATCGTAAAGGACCAATTTCAGCCGCAACATCATTATTAGATTCCTTATCCAAAATAACTAAATCCAACGATGTCAACGAATCATTCATCGCTTCTATTTTTATGGTTAATTCATCCCTCTGCTTAATAGCAGTTTTTAATTCAGAACTCAACACCTTTCGTTGTGAAACCGCACCTCGTTCGGTTAATGAGTTATTACTTGCCAACCCACCCCTAAGTGATGATATGGATGTTTCCAATATTCTTTTTTCTTGATTGTAATCCGTAAGCTGCTCTTTAAACCTCGTTCTTTTAATATCTACCACACCAACTTCTTTGTTTAAGATATTAAACTTATCGCTTGTAGTTTGATACGCTGATGTTAAAAAACCATATATACCCAATGATGTAATCATCATAAGAACCACAACCGCTGATGTTAAATACCATTTTAACCAACCAATAGTTTTCCAATAATTGTGGAGATAGGATGCTAATATCAATTTAGCAAATTCCAAAGAACCCGCCATAATAATTACTTCGGTTCTAGCTCCAGCAAACAAAGAACTTAATCCAAAAACAGAATAGTATGCAGCAGAACCTGCGAGACTGAATGTTGATAAAATCATTAAAGTTATGAAACCATTTTTTCTCGTAAAAAATTTTTTCATATTTTTTCCATTTTTTTAACTTTACTAACTTTCCCAGTTGTATTTATTATCAAAACCTTTTTTGTTAAAATAGTTACTTGTAAAAATAAGTAACTTGTTAATATAAAATAAATATAAAAAAAATGATAATAAGTTCAAACGGGTTAATTATGCCCATACTTATTCAAATAAGTAAGAACTGCTAATTCTTTCATTTTTGCTTCAACTTCAATATCCAAATCATATCCATAAGTATTAATCTTATCAAAAATATAATCGGAATGGGCTTGTGGCATTTTACCAATAGCAGATTCTGAATAATGAACTACGGGTTTAATACCTTTCGGCCAAGTTGACATAGCCATTTCCAAAGCTTCTCTTTCTGATAAATCACCTGTACAAAATTTGTGGTGGTGATAATCAAATACAATAGGAATACCAATTTGTTTGTGTATATACATCAGGTCTTTTACTGAATACATACTTGCTTTATCATCATTTTCTACCGTCAGCCTGGTTTTAACCGAGTCAGGTAACCTATCAAAGTTTCGGCAGAACCTATCCATCGCTGAAACCTTATCCCCATAGACACCATTACAATGGATATTGATTACATTATAGGGGGTTCTACTCAACCCCATAAGGTCAAACACCTCCCCATGCAGCGAAAGGTCTGTTATGCTGTTTAGAACCACCTTTTCGTTGGGTGAAACAAGCACATTAAAGGGGCCAGGATGAGATGTAATTCGTTGCCCATAGTTGGATACCAATACCCCAATACCCTTCAAGAGATTGGATATAGGAGCAAAATGCGGCATGGATGATAGTTGGTATTCAGATGACCAGGGGAATAGGTTAGAAGTGATTCTAAAGAGTTTTATACCCTGTTGTTCATTCCAATTAATGATTTCTACCAAGTCTCTGGTGTTTTGTAACCCCAATTCAGAAGCCCTATCAATACCCTCTTTTAAGAAGGTCTTTTTAATCATACTCCTATTTGTGGTAATCTTTTTCTTGCCCAATGTCATATTGATGCAAGCATATCCTAAATTTGACATAATAAGTTTTTATTTTTTGCGTGGTAGTTTTACATATATCCACAGCAATATAGGTGAAAATATAATAAGTAAAAGGAGTGATTGGAGTCGTTGTTTAACCCCTAACTTCATCAGTAACTCCGTTATTAAATTCTAATAGAATTAGTTCTGCCGTTTCAGCATCAACCCACCCGGCCATCTCCGTCAAATCACCTACCCAATATTTACCATACTTTTGTGGTAAATCACATATACCTAAAAATGTTTTCATAATTTTTAATTTTTATTTTGTAATCAAAGATAATCATAAAATCCCAAAGTTCCAAATTATTTTGGGATAAATATATTTTTATATATCAAATGGGGTATAACTAAAAGTTATATTTAGTACCGATGGACATTTCGTATTTATGATAGATTTTATATTTACCTCAAATGTATCCAAAGATTGGAATTTTATTATTTCACCACCATAAACAAAATTTAATTTACCGCATTTTTCTAATATATCAACCTTATTAAAAATTAAGTTGGTTACACCATTTATATTAATTGCTTTAATAAGTAAATCGATATCCAACCAATTTACTTGTCTACCC